AGAATAATAAGATATGTTTGTCTTACGTGCTAATTCTGCAATAGACATACCACCACTAATTATCTCAAAGACAGTACGATCATACCAAAAGGTTTTGTCAAGCAGATTATCCATTTGCTTCATAGCATCGCAAACGCTTATCTGTTTTGATTCGCCTATATGTATTGTATTACTTAAACTTTCCAACTTTTTCCTATCAAACTCTTCTGTGTATTCTGAATTAAACTCAAGAGAAACAACGTCCTCGACATTTAGATAATCAATAAGGTTATCAATGTTAGTCTTAATGATTTTTTTCTCTTTTCGGTGCAAGTCTATAAACAAAGCCCTAAGAGTTCGGTAGATGTACATATGGTTGATATCATCTTCAAACGATATGTCTACACCCTTTGTAATGTAAGTGTGTATTCTAATATACATCTCTTGTACAATATCTTCTGCTATAAATTCTTTACACCCAAAGGATAAAACTATCCTATGCCAATCATCGTGCTTATCTGCTATTTTCTCTAATGTAGTTTTCAAAATGGTAAATTTGCCTGTTCTTTGGTGTTGTAAGTTACTAAATTTTTCCCATCTATTTCAAACCCTACGTTATTTAATACACTTCTAAACTTTAATGGATCGTCTATCGGTGTGGGTTTGTACCCTAATTCCTGATTCTTAACCTTAGCAGTATATAGGTTTGAGTACATCCAATCCTCTGTGTGGTAAATATACCTGTGTATCACAAGGAAGTCATCAGCACGATTGATAGACATGCCCCCCATTTCGCTGTCTGACGCCATAGGGGGGATATTATGACCTGCATAGTGATGACCTTGAGGGTGTTTTTTCCTTAATGCTTCTGTGACTGCGTGTACACATATCCACGTAGTAATGTTGTGCTGTTTACAAAAGATGCGTATATCTGTTAGACTTTCATAGCTGTACTCATAGCTGTTTGAGTTTTTACCTATGTCCTTTTTTAAACTGTTTAGTGGATCAATCATAAAGCCCTGATAATCCCACGCTTTTTTAATAGCGGTTGCAAGCTCTAAAAGGTCTTTGTAGTTGTATGCTTTTTCAGGATCAACAAACTTAAAATGATTATAAACCCATTCATATTGCTTTTCAAAGTCCTCTGTTTCTATTTTGTTTATCGGTTTGCCCTCTGCAAATTCTATGATTTTACGAATCAGTGCGTATGGTTCGTTTTCGCTCGAGAATACAAGCCAACGTACATTATGCTTTAGTGAATATAAAAACATCAAGTAAATTACAAGGTGTGTTTTACCTGTGTTTGCGTGTCCTAAAATAAAGTTCATATTACCATGCACGAATCTAAAGTGATTATCTAATCTCTCTACACCTAATCGTAAACCCTCGTTTACTTTTCCTGCACGTATGTCTTTAAGTTTTTTTAAATGTTTATCGAAGTTTATTAGCATTTGGTAAAGTTATATAAAAAAGGGGGTAATTAAACCCCCCTTATAATTAAAATGGTAAATCTGCTCTATCAGGGGCTTGTTGCGATGTGCTTACGCCCTCTGTTGCTGTGTCTATCTTCCACCCTTGTATGGTGTTAAAGATTACTGTTTTACCTTGTGGGTTAGTCCACTCACGACCTCTAAGGTTGTATTGTACTTCCACGTCTTGTCCCTCGTTGTAGTTGTTTAATAGATCGCAATTCTTTTGCGTAAAGTCAATACTTAATATCTGTGGGTAATCGCCCCCTGTGTTAAGTACTAATTTTCTAAATTTAAAGTCTCCTTTAGTTTCTACTGTTCCTACGTTTTTGATAGTTCCTTTAATGCTACCCATTGTTTACAAAATTTATTAATAGTTGTGCATCCGCTATTACTGTTTGTATATCTGCGTTTGGACGAGATGCGTGAAAGTCCGCAGCAGCTTTTACCATACTTTGACGAACAATTATTTGTTCTCTGTTACCACTTGGTGCGGTTGGCATGGGTTTGTTATATACAAGTTTAGCTGTGTTGTATTGTTGGTTCGTTATCTCAAACTCAATATCGTCGCCGACTTGTTTCTTAAATTCGCCTTTGGCAAGGAATTGGAAATTCTGACCATTTGCGAGATACACCTGATACTTATTAAAAGTACCTGATGCGTTTGTGTATGTACCTTTCGGTTCTATTTGTGTTATTTTACTCTGCATAATATAATTCTAATTGTTTTTCTAAAATTTCTATATGAGCTTCTAATTCTTCTATTCTATTGCTCATACTTTCTATACGTGCCTTGTTATACTCCTTCATGCGTTCCACTATGTAAATTGTATCTTTTGATTTCCTCTTTTATAAACGCATCTTGCACATCGTACAAGTTAGACAGGGTTTGTTCTGACATCGTTAAATCGCTTTGATTAGCGAGTATGTAATTTACAGCGTAGAGTATTGCATCTTGTTGCTGTGTATTTAGTTTGAAATTCATATTTAAGTTTTAATGTTGGTACAAATATATAAATTATTTTTTAATAAAAAAAAAGGGATGTAAAGCACACCCCCTTTCTCGATATAACATTAAAACGCTGCTCAAAGACTGAACACTACAAATGTACTATTTCATTTTCTTTTTGACAAGTGCTGTGTATTTAGTTATTAACGCTTCAAGGTCATTGTTTGAGTATTTAGTGATTTGTATGGCTTTGGCGTGTAAGTCCTCTGCTGTACCCTGACCATAGTCTTTATCTAACCTTACACCAAACTTAAACTGTTCGCCATATCTAAATACGTTACAGGCTGCACATTGCACTTGGCAGTTAGTTTCGTCCCATCTTGTTCCGTAATGCTTCCTGCTTTGAAAGTGTCCGTTTTGTAATCGCTTCCAATGATCACGTTTACCACAGGTGTAGCACTCAGCTATGCCCTTAGCATTAGCGTTTCTAAGTCGTATGTACTGACTAAAGATATTATCTAAACGCTTTACAATGTTTTTACGTGATACCTTTTTAGGCATTACACCACAGCGTTATCTAAGATTTGTATGATATGTCGTATCTCAGACTTCTCAAACTTACCCCTTATTTCAGAGTTGTAGGTTTTAAAAGTTAGATCGTACATATCTTTCTCAGTATCACCTTTAGCTTCTTTTTTACCTAAGTAATCAATTTTTAAATCAAATTTCATAATTTTTATATATATGTGTTCCCAAAATTAAAAATTTTTTTTATTTTATAATATATATAATATATAATATATATACTAATATATAAAATATATATATAAATATATAATAATATATATAATAATATAATATATACTAATATATACTAATATATAATAATATATATACTACTTATTAATTTTTTTGAATTTTTCAAAACCTCTGCTACCAAAGTATGCCACGTAGATTGTAACCAACAGAGTTTTAAGTAACTCTATCCACGCTTCATCTATCTTAAAAGATATCTCTAAGCTATCAAGAACAATATAGATCGTAGTTGCAAGGGTTAAATATATAAGCGTTATCGGTCTAACATTCTTACTTAACCAACTATCACTCTGCATATCACTATCCCAACGCTTACTAACTTCCTGAATCTCCATAGAATCAATTTCAAGTAGTTTTAACGCAGTTTCTTTGTCCTGTGGGGTCAATGTATTATCTTTTGCTATAAGTCGCTTAAATATGCCTAAAACACCATTATCGGGCAACACATCGCCCATGCCATCGCCAAGCGTTGAACCTACTGATGCTAAGAACCTACCTACTTTTGTGTCTTTAAATTTCTTTTTACTCATACTTTCTAAACTGTAATTGTACCACAAATAGGTATATATTCAACTCTGAAAATTGATACATCTTTGTAGGTGGATAATAAGAAACACCTGCTATAAACGATGTTGGGAATAATAATATAACCGCATAACTACGCATAAGTCCATATTACATTTTTGGATTTATCAGGATCAATGTCTGCATGGATAAACGTATTACCAATACCTATGCGGTTAAATCCTACATCTAAAAGACAATTCATAAGGTCAAACCTATCTACTGAATTATTGCACGATATATCTACTGCCAAGCCTTTTATATGGCTACTATGTTCAGTTCCACCCACTTCTTTGTTGTGTGCTTCTGTGCGATAACCTGAATTGATAGTAATAGGTTTGTCAAACTTGTCTCTTACTTGGTCTAACATCTCTAATATCTTAGAATCCATTAATTGACCGCTCCCCTGTACATCAGGGCTATCAAATTCGTAGTAGTTAAAGTATTTCATAATCTGTCTATAACTTGTTGTATTTCGTTTACATCAACGTCTAATCTAAAAGTAAGATCAGCTGTCCATTGCTTTATTGCTCGATTCCCCTTAAAGACAACGATAACAGGTACAGTCCTTATTTTAGTTTGTAACTCTTTTGATTGATCTTCTAAGAATCCATATTTTACTTTGCATCCTATTAGTCCGTTTAAGTCAATGTTTTGATGCTTATTCCATTTAGTGTTTACGTGCAGTACAGTAACATCACTTGTCTTTTCATCCCCTAAAGATGTGGGGCTAAATAACAAAAACGCTAATACTATTAAAAGTCTCATATCTATCTCAATTCATACAACCTTTGCTCTATTTTTTCAAGCTTTTCAAAGTTCTTTTCTATTAATTCTCTATTGTTCATAATCTCACTACGTATAGCATTGTCTTTCAAGTCGTATTCTTGTCTTGATATAACAGGTTCAGGTAACATCATAGCTTCGTCTATCTGACCTTTTAAGCTAAAATAAAACGCTGTAACTGTACTTATGCCCACAGCAAGAGATACAATAGTTTCTATTGACATACTAAACTTAGTATCTTTTGACAACTCTGACATTTCTTATGTATTAAGAATTAAACGACCAACCTGCAAAGGTATGTACACCATTACCCTCAACAGATACTTCTTTAGACTTCCAACCATAAGGCGATTCGTCTAAACCATTCCACAACACATCTACTGAATAACTATCAGAAGCAACACCATCAGTTTCTATTTCTCCTTCATCGTTAAAGGTAGGTTCTGTAACCCATAGAAAACCAAGTTTTACTATCGTGTGATTGTGAGATGGGTGTTCGTTTCCATCCTCATCGGCTTCGTGTGGAAGAGCAGCGATTTTCTCTTCTGCTTGTTCCTGTGAGTCAAACTCGTACTTTTTAAATAAATATCCCATTTTCTTAACTTGTTAAATTTTGAAGTTCTGTATCTGTTAGAGCTGTGTTGTAAACTTTTAAATCTTTTACTTTTCCGTAGAAGTCATTACTTCCATTACCATATTCAAATCTTGTTTGATTTAACCCTGTTGGTGTTGTAATGCTCGTATCTGTAATAACTTCAAATCCATTTACCCATAGTGCAGCGTCATTTGTATTATATTTTAACGCAACTTTAATTGTATCAGTTTGGTCAGATAATGTGTAATTACCACCCATTTGAAAAGAACCACCTGAATATATAGCAGGAGAAATTTGATTTGATGCTCCATATATCAAAGAAACTTGATTGTTGTTGCTCCCATCAGATATTGATAATCTTCTACTCGTACCATCATCAGCAAGTGCTGCAATTTCAGCATACAAAACACCTTCGCTATCATTAAATACAGTTGAGTTACCCGCCCCATTAGCCACTTCCGCAACCCTTGTTACACTTGACACCTCTGTTGGTATATAGCTTGTTGCGTAGCTTCCCGCTTCTAATTGTGCGCCCCATAAGTATACGCTTTCAGTTGCAGAAGTAACACCTAAAGAAAAAGTACCACTTCTTCCTAAAGTATCAATAGTAATACAACGATACCAACCATTACCATAATCTTGTATTTGTGCTTCAAAACCGCTATCAACAGATGTTACTACTCCATCTTCTAAATCAAAAGCTGCACCTCCAACACCTGAACTTGCATTTGCAATTTTAAATATATCAGAACTTCCTTTTTTAGCAAAACAACTTGCAACCTTGTTTGTTGAACTCCAAGTACTAAAAACAACAACACCAAAACCACCCGAAACACCTGTTAATAAATCGGCATTTAAAGCACCACTTGGTGATATTATTTCATTTGATGTTATTGTAACGCCATTATTTATCCAATAAGAATTGTCAAACTGTTCTGAATAATTTAAGTTGTTTGTCCTACTCGGCTCTAACAATAAAGCACCTTTAGTGTTGTTTAGAAAGTCAATACGAGGTTTGCCACTTGGTACTGTTTCAACTAACCCCTGTTTGTTTACCCTTGTAGCTGATGATGCCCTTGTAAAGTCAAAAGGCAAAGGTTTGAAGTTATTGTTTTCGTCATTATACGCTAAGGCATAGCCATCTTTGACTGCCCAATTACCGTTACCGAATTTAAAAGTATTTGCCATTATTCTATTGTATATAATTGTCCTGTTGCCATAGCATTAAAAGAATCCCAACTTGTAAGCGTTTCGAGTTCGCTGTCATTTA